TTCGACGTGGCGTAGCTGGCCCGTGCCGGGTTGTTCTCCAACGCAGACCGGCCGGACCACACGAAGATGCCCGCCGTGTCGACTTGGGCGGTGGGGGTGACGGGGCCGGCCGAACCGTTCTCCCAGTTGTTGCCTTCGGTGAGCCCGTCGGCGCCTTGCACGGTTGGGTTGCTGGCCCCGTTGAGGGCGATGATCTGCACGAAGTAGCGCACCCCGGCCGCCAAGGTGACCGGTGACGTGAGGGTGCCGCCGACCACGGCCGACGACGATGCGAGCGACATGGCACCGACCGACGTGGAACCGAGGATCGTTCCCGGTGCGTCGAGCGATGCGGACTTGGCGGCGCAGATGGCGCCGGTCATCGCACACGAGGCGACACCGGTGGCCGTCTTGACCCAGATCGTCGTCGCCTTCGCTGGGACGGCCAGCAGTGGCATCGGAATCCACATGCACCTCCCGAGGGTGACGGTGACGTTGGCGCCGACACGGCGACCGAGGCCGAGCGCACCAGGCAGGTCGGGTGCGAAGTGCCCGACGCCGAGCACGGCGCGCGCCGCCGCAGCGTCGGCGAGGGTGAGAAGGGCCCGGCCCCAGCTCGTGGTGTCCAGCGCGGCGATCGCGGTCAGGTCGGAGTCGTGACCCTGCACCGAGGAGCCGATGTCGGCGGGCTGCAACGAGGTGTCAGCGAGCGCACCCTGCGCCGCGGTCGCCGCCCCGATATCGCCCGGGTCATTCGGGATCGACGGCGCACCAGAGAGGTCCGCGTAGGCCCCCGAGGTGGCGACGGCCGAGAGGTCCCCCGGCTGCACGGCGGTCCCCGCAAGCACGCCCTGTGCCGCGGTGGCGAAGTCGGTCACGTCCTCTGCGGCAGCAGTGCCCAGGGTTGGCTTCCCGGTGAGGTCGTCGTAGTCGCCGGTCGTGGCCACAGAAGCCAGGTCGCCGGGCTGCACCGCGGTGTCGGCGGTGGCGCCCTGGGCGGCCGTGGCCGCACCCACGTCCGCAGCGGTCGGCATCGGCACGTCGATGGTCTGCGTGAGGTCGTCGTAGGTCGCGATCCCGGTGGCGGCCACCACCCCGGGCGGACCAACCGGTCCCACCGCGTCGACCTCGATGTCGATGACCGTGCCGCCGTCGTCGACGGTGAGCTCGAGCGTGGTCAGGTCCAGGGCGTTGCGGAGCGGCCGAGGGATGACGACGCCGGCCACCCGCTCGATGCCCTCGTGGGAGAGCTGCCACCGCTGGCCATCGGCTGAGGCCGGGAACACGGCGACGAACGAGTCGGTGCCGTCGCCTTCGGCCACGGTGGTGCCGGCGATCTCCACCGTCCACGTGTCGTCGAGCACGCCGGTGGCGACCGAGAAGGTGACCTCGCGCTGGCCGTCGGCGGGGACCTCGATGTTGAGGCCGGTCACGTTGAAGGGAACTCGGGGGGCGGCCATCAGATCTGGAAGATCCGGCCGGCGCCGTTCGACCACGACACGACGATGGGGTTGCCGTCGCTCACCCGGAGGATCGGGGTGGAGTCGGTGTGGACGCTGGTCGCCCAGATCAGGGTGTCGGTGGATGCGCTGCCGGTGTCACGGCAGATGAACACGCGCTCGACGGTCTCGGCTGCGGTCACCCCCGGCACCGACACGTCGTCGGCGTCGGCCACTCCCCCGGCGAGGACCGCCATCCCGGTGAGCGATGCGGTGGCGAGCACCCCGGTGAGGTCGTCGCGGGTGACGGCGGCCGGGTCGAGCGGACCGGCGGCGGCGAGGATCACGAGGAAGTCGCCGGCGGTCCAGTCGAGGCCGCCGTCGAGGGCTTCCTCGTAGGCGGTGTCGTAGACGAAGGTGGCCATGGGGTCTCCTAGAGGTCGGTTCCGTGGAGACGGAACGAGAGGTGCATCGGGTCATCGCCCGAGAGCGGTGCCCAGGTGGAGTCGTGGTGGGCGGCGACCCACCATCCGGGCGGGATGATCCGGGGGCCGAACGGCTGCGGGACTTCGGCGATCGCCCGGTACTTCGTGAGGCCCGCCGCCTCGAGCACCACTTCGCCGATGTTCGTGTAGCCGGCGTGGTGGCCTTCGGCGGGGTCCGGGGCGATGGCCACGGTCACGGTGATGTCACCGGGTGGGCGGGTGCCGCCCTCGCCGCCAGGGCCTGGGGTGAGGGTGGCTTCGATCCAGGCGAGGGCGAACGGGCGGACCGGGGTCCACATCGGGGAGAGCCAGACGACCGCCATCAGGACCCGGCCGGCGGGCGCGGCCACTCGTAGGTGTAGATCGGCGGGGTGTTGGACTCCTGGCGGTCCCGGGCTGAGCGATCGGGGAACGGGCTGGCCCACTCGGAGGTGGCACCGGAGCCGGCGACGGCGATCCGGCGTTCGATGGCGAGCACCTGGTCGGCGGCGGGGTCGCCGAGCTCGGGGGTGATGGTGGCCTCGCCCTCGGTGTCCATGCCGATGACGATCGACTGCACCCGTCGGCCGGCCACCTGGTCGCCGACGTACCAGGCGCCACCGGGCTGCTGGGCGCCGGTGAAGACGTGCCCGGTGACCGCGGTCGTGGACCGTTCGGCCTGGTGGGCGGCGAGCAGCTCGAGGCCGAGCTCTCGGGCCTCGTCGTAGTTCTGGACCCCGGCCATCTCGACGTACTGCTCGGAGGCGCCGCCACCGAGGTGGATCAGCCCTCGCGCCCAGCGGACGAGCAGGGTGGTCGTGGTGGCGAACATCAGCGGCCGCCGATCCCGGTCACGATCGAGTCGGCGTCGACGGTGTGCGTCCACGGCATCGCCACCGAGGTGCCGCCGGTGTCCTTCACCCGGGCGTACAAGGTCTTGGTGGCGGGGTGGGCGTGGAAGTCGATCAGGGCCTCGCCCATCTGGCGGAGCACGTCCATGTAGGTGGAGCCGACGCGGGTGGTGATCACCGGCACGTCGCCGCCGGTGGGCCAGGGGCGGCCAGCGGAGTCGGCCGTGTCGGAGAACGCGCAGGTCCACTCCCCTGCCGATGCCCCACGCGCCCGGGCCTCGGAGACGAGCCGGCGGAGCACCTTGCCGACAGTGGCCCGCATGGTCACGGTCGGGCGCTCGATCGCCTTCCAGCCGGCACCGGAGCGGAGGCTGGTCCCGCCGAAGAGATCGGGGTCGCGGCGCAGCAGCGAGAGCCACACGCCGGCCTTGCCGCCGGCGTTGAAGGCCTCGACGGCGCAGAGGTGGTAGTCCCAGTCGAGGTCGAAGTCGACGCGGCGCGTGGTGCCGGCCTGCTCGACGGTGGCGATCGGCACCCCGTCGATCCACACACGCGCCCAGTCGTAGGCGCACACGAACAGTGAGTGCGGTCCGGGGAACGCGCCGAACGGGCGCCGGAAGTAGGACCACCCGCGCGGCGACTGCTTCGTGTCGACCTCGGTCGTCCACATCCACTCAGGGGTGTTGTCGGGGACGTCGGCTGGGAGCGGGAAGATCTCGCGGGCGGTGCCGTAGCGGGTGTTGTCGCCGCCGACCGAGGTGGTCCAGGTCACGTCCGGGGAGATGAGGCCGTTCATCGGCCACCCCCACACGCGGTCGTCCTGGGCGGGTTGGCCGGTGCGCTCCGGTTCGTAGGCGGCGATGTCGGGGTAGACGATCGTCTCGCCCCAGTCGATGCCGAGCATCCCGGGGCACTCGACGGTGACGAGCTGGGAGGCCTCCTCGCCCTGGTCGGCGACGACCGTGGTCACGAGGTCGGCGTACCCGGTGAACACGGTCGAGCCGCCGGAGCGGAACGCGATCTGGTCGCCGCGGTCCGGGCCCGGGGGCAGGGTCGAGAACGACCCGGATCCGGCGTCGTTGAGCTGCGGCCGGGCCGATGCCGAGACCCGGGTGTACCCGACGACCTCGAGGTCGGCCACGGGTGGGCCGAACTGGTAGCCGGGGTCCCACGGCAGCGGCGGGATCGTGGGGGTGTTCGACCAGGTGTGGTGGACCCCGCCGAGGACCGGGCGTCGCAGCACCGACGGGGCGAAGATCGGCCCCAGGTCCGACGGCAGGAGCGGGGGCATCACGCCACCGACCACGGCGGTGCGGCGCGGCGCCGATGGAAGGAACATCACCCCGGGCGGGTCGACCACCCACGCGACCACGCCGCCCACGGCGGCCGCTCGTCGCAGCACCGATGGCATGTCGAGCGGCGGGTACCCGACGCCGAGGTCGTCGAAGCGGGCCGTGTCGTCGGTGGTGAACAGGGCAACGCCGAGGTCGGGGGCGGTGGCCCACGGCATCGACAGCTGGCCGATCCAGGTGGCGTCCCACCAGGCGTCGACGATGGCGATCTCGTCGGCCCACACGAGCTCGACGCCCAGCACGTGGTCGCCGGGGGTCACGTCGACTGATCCCCAGAGGTCCCACGAGGTGAACAGGCCGCTGGCCATCTCGCCGAGGAAGACCTGCCCGGAGTCGTCGACCGCCACGGCGGGGCCGTTGCCGGCGAAGTTGGCGGTCGGGACGATGCCTGCGAGCCACGCCATGCCGGTCGGGAGGGTGATCGTGATCTCGGCAGCGGCTGGGGCGAGCTCCGCGCCCGATGGCGGGGGCAGCACCGCTACGGCGGCGTCGGGCCCGATCGAGGTGGCGGCTGCCCGGTTCGTGTCGATCGCCCACGTGCCGTACTCGTCGGACCAGTTCTCACCTTGCGGGGTCGCGGTCCCGAGCGGTCCGTCGGCGCGGTCGAAGTCGTCCCACGGGTTGACGATCATCGGACCGCCACCGGGAGCCGGTCGACGTGAACGGCCCAGCGCGGGCGCTCGGGTCCGGAGTCGACGTGGCGAGCCCAGACGTCGTCGGCGGGCATGAGCGGGCGGTAGGTGCGCTGGTGGCCCACTCGCGTGGTGCCTGCGTCCTCGGCCAGCCGGAGCCGGGTGGTGGCCCATGCGTGGTCCACCCACGGGTCTGCTGAGGCCAGGCGACCGGCGGCGTCGTGGCGGTACAGCGGCACCGCTCGAGCTGGGTGGCCACCGCGCATCACCCTGGCGATCAGCTTGGCGCCGGTGAGCACCGTCGAGCGGGCCGCGAACGTGAGCGCGGCGACCGTGGGGTGACCGGCGGGGGCGGCCATGACACCGCCCTCGGGTCCACCGCACGAGGCCACCACCAGGTCGTCGCCCAGGAGGTCGTCGAGCGGGCGGAGCGGTTCCACGTCGCAGTCGAGCCAGATCCCGCCGAACATGGCGAGCAGGTGGTACCGGGCCACGTTCGACGCCGCGCGTCGGCCGCTGGGGAGCGTCTGGCGGATGGCCGGTGGCAGGGTATCGGGGGTCCAGTCGACGAGCTCGGCGTCGGGGTGCATCGCCTGGGTGGTGGCCCCGAACGCAGCGACCCATGGCGGCGCGGGCGGTCCGGTCCAGAACCGGTGGATCATCACGAGAGACCACCAGCGGGGAACGTGAGCGTGAGCACCGCGCGCCACAGGCCCTGCACCGGTTCTCCCACCTCGAGCGACACGTGGGCGGCGCCGGTCAGGGTCGGGCCCGGGGCGACGCCGGCCGGGGTGGTGAGGGTCACGGTCCGGGTGCCCGCGGAGGGGTCGGTCACGTTCTGGCGGAGGTAGAGCAGGTTCCGTCGGAACCCGTCCCGGTACGAGACCCACGGGGTGCCGGTGCGGTCGACGGATCCGTCGATCAGCATCGGGAGCGACCGCGTGGTGGCGTCAGCGCGCCGGGGCATCGCCACCCGCCCGGCGCGGCCCGGGATGAGGAGGTCCTCACCGCGGGCCTCGGGCCCGGCCCACAAGGTGGCGACGTCGAAGACCGACCACGCCGGGGTGTGCATGGTCACGCCGGCGATGGTGAGCGTTCCGTCCCAGGTGGAGGGGAGGTAGTCCATCAGCCACCCACCCCCGATGGGCGGAGCCAGAGCGCCTTGTTCATCGCGTCGATGAGGTCCATGGCGTTGCGGCGGGGGTTCGTGCCCCCGTCGAGCTTGATGTCGCCGGTGAAGGTCACGCCCGGCGAGGTGGACGAAGCCGGCGACACGGCCGTCGCGCTGCCGGTGATACCGCCGAGGGCCATCGGGGTGGCGCGCTGGGGCACCAGCGACAGGCCGTACCAGCCGGCCGCGATGGCCAGGATGCTCGTCGATCGACCCTTGTTGCCGAAGCGGGGCACGTAGGCCTCGCCGCCGGTGGCCGGCTCGTCCCACCAGATCATGTTCTTGCCCTTGCCCATGACGGCCTGGCGCACGCCCCCGGCCTGGTAATGGTCGATCCCGCCCCACCGGCGCTGGCCGAGGGCGGCCTCGGCGGCAGCGAGCGAGATGTCCGATCCGACCTTGATCACCTCGGCGCGGATCCTGGCCACTCGGTCGCGGGAGAGCTCGGACATCGCGGCTTCGGACTTGGCGAAGCCCTCCGGGTCCACGGTCGCCTTGATCAGGGTCTCGATCTGCGTGGGCGTCAGGCCGAGGAGCTCGAGGTAGCCCGAGAAGTCCTCCCGAGCGAACCCGGCGGCCTCGGACGCGCCGAGGAGCTGCTCTCGGATCGACCCGATGGTGAACGCGGCCTCGTCGCTACGGCCGGCCTCCTGGAAGGCCTGGGCCAAGGCGAGAGCATCGTTCGCGGCACCGGAGATGGCGCTGCGGTTGGCTCGGCCCGCCTCGGTTGAGGCGTCGAGCTGGCCGTAGGCGTTGGCCTTGAGGGTCTCCTCGAGCTTGGCCAGCGACTCGCCGTACTGGGTCTGCGCGTCGAAGATCGACAGGTTGCCGCCGAACAGCTCCTCCACGAGGTCCTTCCACGCGCCGAGCTTGTCGGTGGCGGTCGAGGTCTCGTCCCCCATGATCTTCGTGGCCGCGGCCAGCGACTCGGTGACCGGGGTGGCGGTCTGCGCGGCGGCGCGGGCCTCGGCGATCTTCGTGCCGAGGTCCCCAACCTCGAACGAGGCATCTGCGAGCGAGGGCAGGAGGTCGACGTCCATGCGCTCGGCCCACCGGGCGAGCCCTTCGGCGTTGAGCCCGGTCTCGTCGCGCAGGGCGCCCAGGCGGCTCCTCACCCGTTCGGCCGAGTCCTCGGACTCTTGGGCGAACCGCTCGTAGGCGGCGGCGCCCTCGTCGAGCTGGCGGCGGTAGTCCGCGTCCCACGGCGCCGACGACGAGTCGGACGCTGCGCGCAGGTCGGCGGCAGCTTCCCGGGCCTTGGCGGCCATCGAGGAGTAGCTCGACGCGGTGCCATCGATACCCTCGCGCAGGGTCGAGATCCCGGACTGCTCCGCCATGTCCCGGCCGGCCTGGCCCCACTTCTGCCACTGCACGTACCCGAGCGCGGCCGCTCCAGCGAGAGCACCAACGCCGAGAGCCAGGCCGGCCACCCCGGTGGTGGCGGCGGCGATCGACGCGCGCATGACACCGAAGCTGGCCGTGAGCTGGGACACCCCGCGAGTGGCGGCCAGGCTGGCGATCGCGCCCCGGAGGACCACCACCGAGGTCGTGGCGGCCTGTGCGCCACCCGCGATCACGGTCCACGCGGCCTGGGCCACGAACGTGGCTCGGAGCCCGGCGTAAGCGCCAGCGACCACGATCACGGCGTCGGAGTGGTCGGCGAGGAACCCGGTCGTCCGCTCCAGCACCTCGGCGAACACGGTCAGGCCGCCCACCACCAGGGCGCCACCGAGCTTGGCGCCGAGCTCCACGGCCGGCCGGCCGGCGTCCACGAGTTCGCCGAACAGGTCGACGATGTTCTCGCCGGTGGACACCAGGTCCCGACCAGCGCCGATCAGCGGATCGAAGAAGCCCTCGGGCGGGTCTGAGAGGACGTTGACCACGTCGACCGCCCCGGACGCGAGGTCGCGCAGGAACGGGATGGCGACCGAGCCGACGTTGATCGCCAGGGTCTCGATGGATCCTGAGAGCTGCTCCAGGTCGCCCTTTAGGTTGTCGAGCCGGGTGGCAGCCACATCGGCGGCCGACGTCTTGCCGAGCTCCTCGTTCAGGCCCCGGATCCCTTCGGCGCCCTCGTCGTAGAGCACCGCGGCGGCCCGGATCGCGTCGCTGCCAAAAAGGGTGTTGAGGGTGGCGAGCTTCTGCTGCTCGGTCTGGCCCTCGAGGGCGGTCCGCAGGACACCGGACACGTCGGCGAGCGACTTCATCCGGCCGGAGGCGTCGAAGAACTGGTTCGCCCCGTCGGCGGTCACGATGCCGAGCTCGCCCATCAAGGTGGCAGCCCGGTCGGTGGTCGGCTCGAGGCGCATCAGCATGGCCTTGAGCGAGGTGCCGGCGTCTGACCCCTTGATCCCGGCGTTGCCCAGGGCGGTGATCCCGGCGGTCATGTCCTCGAAGGACAGGCCCACGAGGTCGGCCACCGACCCGGCCGCGGCCAGGCTGAACCCGAAGTCGTTGACGTCGATCGCGCTGGCGTTCGCGGCACCGGCCACCAGGTCGGCGATCCGGGGAAGGTCACCGGCGGCCAGGTTGAAGGTGTTCATGGAGTTGGCCGCGATCTCGGCGGCCGTGGCCAGGTCGACCCCGCCGGCCGCGGCGAGGGCGACTGCGGCGTCAGCTGCGCCGCCGAGCACGCCCTCCACGGACACGCCGGCCTTGACGAGCTCCTCCATGGCCGTGGCCGACTCGGACGCCGAGAACGAGGTGTCGGCGCCGAGCTGCAGGGCCTTCTCGCGCAGGGAGTCGAGCTGGCCGCCCGTGGCGCTCGACACGGCGGCCACTGCGGAGAGCTTCTGCTCGAAGTCCGCGGCGGTGCCTATGGACTTGGCGAGAGCAGCGGTCACGAGCGCGAGCGGCCCACCGATCTTGAGGGCGCGCCCCATGCCGGCGGTGAACCCGGCGCCAGCAGCCACCCCGGCGCGCTGCCCCACCTGGGGCATGAACCCGGCGAGCTCGCGCTCCATCATCGCCGAGACCCCCCGGAACGAGGGGATCACCTGCATGCTGGCGTAGCCGACGTTTCCAGCGGTCATGGGTGATCACCTCCGTTCCTGGGGTCATCTGGCGTTGAAGCGCTCGGCTCGGGCCTGGGCCGCTGCGAGCACGGCGACGCGTTCCGGCGTGACGCCCTGGGGCTTGGCGTGCGGGGCCATCGGGTGCGGGACCGGGTCCTTCACGCCGAGGGCGCCGACGATCGCCCGGCGGGTGTCGTCGATGAGCTGGTGCGTCATGTCCCACTCGCCGGCCTCGGGGTGCAGGGCACGCTCGAGCGGGTTCCCCGGGGGCAGATGGCGCACGAGGGTCACGAGACGGCGCCACGAGGGCGCCGTGCGGTCCCGGGCGGTCCCGGGGCGCCACCGGTCCGGAAGGTGGATCCCGGGGTAGGTGGCGAGGATGGCGGCCTCCACCGCGTCCGTGTGGTCGCGGACCAGGCGGAGGAGGCTGGCTATTCCCCCGTCTTGGCCTCGGCCACGCCCTCGATGATCGCGTCCATCAGCTGGTTCGCGTCTCGGGCGGTGCGGCCGGGTGCGGAGAAGATGGCCATCTGTCGGCGGCCGAGCATGGCGCGCAGGAACCCGACACCGCGGCCGAGCTCGAGGGCTTCGACGGCGTCGAGCGGCCAGTCGTCGGGGTTGGCGACGACCTCCCACGCGCGGCCACCCCACTCGACCTCGGTCGTGGCCACGGTGGGCTCGTCGGGGGCCTTGGGGGCTTCGGTGTCGGCGGGTTCGTCGGGGATGGGCTTGGCCATGGTGGGTGCTCCTGTCGGGTAGTGGTGCTCGAGGTGGTGAAGGTGGGGAGTCGCCCGGCCCGGGCCGGAGCACCGCGACCGGGCCGGGCGACGATCGGTCAGGAGACCGTGACGGTCTCCGTGTCGGTCTGGCCGCCGTAGCTGGCGGTGATGACCGAGGTGCCGGCGGCGACGCCGAGCACGAACCCGGCGCCGTAGGGCACGGTCGCCTTGGCCGGGGTGGCCGAGGTCCAGTCGGCGGCCGCGGTGACGTCAGCCGTCGAGGCGTCGTCGTAGGTGGCGGTGGCCACCAGCGAGTTGATGTCGCCCACGCCGAGGGTGTTGTCGCCGGTGATGAGAAGCGACGAGACCACCGGTCCACCGATGGCCGGCTGGCGACGCAGGAGCTCCGAGTCGGCGTTCGCGAAGAACGTCACCTCGAACTCGTACATCGTGACCTCGGACTCGGCGTCCTTCGTCTCGCCGATGAGGTCGACCTCGGCCTCGTACTCGGTGATGAGCCGCTTCTTCTTCGTGCCCTCGGTGAGCTCGAACGCGACGAGCACCCGCTCGATCTCGGGCACCTTGAGCACCGAGCCGGTGGAGCCAGGCCACGCGAGGGAGTGGACCACCTCGTTGCCGATCTCCAGGGCGGTGAACTTCTGGGTGAGCTTGAAGTTCTTCCGGGTGGAGCGGAGCAGCCCGCCACCCCAGAAGAACTTGTCGGCCTTGTCGACGCTGCGCGCCTGCGGGAAACCGGCGTCGCCGTCGAGGCAGCCGACCATCTTCCAGTTGGCGTGCCACGGGTCGTCGATGGTGGCGGGGATGGCGGTGCCGAGGGGGGCGATGAGCACGTCGGCGTCGGGCCAGAGCTCGGCGAGGGATGGGTCGTTGGCCACGGGGGGCCTCCTTTGATCGGGGAACGCGGCCGATCCAACGGCGACGCGAGGTGGTGGGGTGTTGGGGGCCCGCTACGTGAGCGGTTGGGACCGGACCGTCACCCGCACCGTGAACGAGGCGAGCTCGGCGTCGGTGTCGGTGTCACGGGCCGGGAACACGCCGGTCGCGGTCTCGATCGCCGAGATGGCGCCGGTTCCGTCGTGGGCGCAGAGGCGGGCCTCGGCGTCGAGCGCCGTGGCCTTCGCGGTCGAGGTGGTGGACGCCCAGGCGGTGACCCGGATCAGTGCGACGGCGGCGACACGGTGCCGCGGGGTTCGGGTCCCGTCCCATCCCACCTGGAGGTGGGCGGGCGAAGTCGAGCCCCAGGTGGTGGGGACGCCGATGCCGACCGTGATCGGCGACGGGGTGAGCGAGTCGAGCAGGGCCCGGAGGGCCTTCTCGGGGTCGGGGAAGCGGTCGGCCATCAGGACCCCACGTCGAGGCCGGCGGCCATCGCGGCCCGGGTGAGGGTGCCGTTCTTGGCCTGGCTGGCGGCGCCGCCCGGGTGCGCGATGGTGACGGTCACCACGGCGCGGTCGGTGGTGCCGTCGGTGGTGGTCACCGGCAGGTCGGTGGCGGCTCGGGCGTTGCGGGCCACTTCGGCGGCGGCGTCGCGGACCATGCCGCGCACGAGGTCGGACTTCGCGATGTCGGCCATCCCGGACCGGTCGAGCTTGAACGCCATCGATCAGCCCTCCTCGATCTCGTCGAGCATCAGGGACTCCATGCGCTGCACGCACCGGGTCGCCAGGCCGTGACCCGACCACGGCGGGCCACAGGTGAGGTGGGAGGAGCCGTAGGTGCCGTCCGAGTAGTACCACCCCATGATCACGACGCACTCGGTGAGGATCGCCCCCTCGGGTGGCGCCCAATCGGACCCGGCGACCGCGGCTGCGACGGCGTCCTTCATCTTGTGGGCGATGTCCACGATCAGCCCTCCGCCCGCTCGAGCGCGACCTCGATGCCGCCGACCATGTGGCCGACCCATGGGCCGGGCTCGCCGGTCACCTTCCACTTGGCGCCGTCGATCTCGAACAGGTCGAACCTGGTCACGTCGGACCCCGGCCGGAAGTAGGCGGTGAAGCCGACGACGACGCCGTTGCGGCCGCGCCCGTTCACCTCGCCGAGCGATCCGAGGTCGGTGCGTGGAGCGAGGAGTACTCCGGTGATCTCGGTGGCGGTCGTGGTGGCCGTCACGGGGTCGCCGTCGGCGTCGAACCCGGAGGCGCTGGGGCGCAGGCGCGTGATCGACCGGGTGCGCAGGAGGGTCACGGCCACTCCCGGATGATCGCCACCGAAGCGCCACGGGCGACGCCGCAGAGGTCGTCGATGATGGCCCGGGTGGAGTCGGTGAGCGCCATGTTCGGGGCCTGCACGTGGCCGGGAACGACGCTGGCGTTGAACGGCCCGGCGCCTTCGGATGCGAGTGCTGGGGATCCGTTGTTCTCGGCCACGCCGTGGGCCATGGCGACGACCGCGGCGACGAGCTGGCCAGGGATCGGGTCCCAGCCGGCCGTGCCGGTCACGACGAGCTCGGCGCACGTCCACGGCGCGTCATGGCCGTCGACGCGACGGATCAGACGTGCGGGACGCCGGTACCCGCCGGGTTCCCACCGCCACCCCGGGGAGGTGACCGCGGTGCCATCCGCGATCACCGAGGAGATGGCGGTCACGGGGCGCTGCGGGAGGTGGGCGACGCCGGCCGCTGGCTGGACGGTGGCGTTGAACGGCCCGGAGACGATCTGTTGACCGTGCGCGCCCGCGAGCACCGAGGACGACGCCATCTCCAAGAGGCGCAGCACGCGGTCGAAGTCGACGGCGGCCGGGTCCTTCCCGGTGATGGCGAGGTAGTCCTCGATGCTCGCGAGCGTGCTCACGGTCAGATGTCGAGGCCGGTGACGAGCCCGTGGTGGCTCTCTGCGCCGTAGGCCAGGCCCACTTCGCCGTAGAGCTGCACGTCATCGGAGGCACCGGTCTTGGCCAGCGGCTCGGCGAAGAAGTGACCCTTGCCGGGCACCTCGAGGAACACCGGGGCGAGCTCTTCGAGGCTCGCCACGCAGATTGCGTCCTGCGGCATGAACCGGTTCAGCATCACGTTCACGATGCCGAAGTCCGTCACGATGGTCTCCACGGCGACACCGCCGACGGTACGGCTGGTCTCGTTGAACTTGCCGTAGGCGCCGGCGTAGGCGGCCGTGATGGCCCGCTTCTGCACCGAGTTGACGATCAGCGTCGCGACCGCCATGTCCTTGAGCCCACCGCCGTCCCAGACCTGCTGGAGGATGTCGTCGACGTGCGAGGTCGTGAGCGTGGTCGTCCAGGGGAGCCGGTACTGCACGGTGGCGGTGCCGATCGTGACGGCCGCACCACCGGCGGAGGCGGCGACCTTGAACGAACCCGAGGCCTTGTCGCGGACGTGGTAGATCCGTCCCACCTGCAGGGTCGTCGAGGCGCCCACGTCGGTGAAGATGATCTTGTCGGCGTTCGAGACGGGGGTGGAAGCCTCGGTCACGGTGTCGGTGGCCGCCGACAGGGCGGCAGAGGTGGCGGTGGCCTTGGCCTGCAGGTTCGTGGTGATCGCTGCGAGCAGGCCGCGGGTCTTGCGGGCCGTGGTGTTGTCCGAAGGCTTCTGGTAGGAGCCGTTGATGAACGAGTACTCGATGTCCCGCGCCATCGCGATGAGTTCCTGGCGGACCTGCCAGTCGAGCTCGTTGGTGACCGGGTTCATCAGGTCGTTGTTGCTGCCGGCCTTGAGACCGACGGCGGCGAGCTTGGTGTAGCTCGTGGCGACCTTGGACTGCTGAACCTGGACGACGTTGGTCACGTTGCCGCGGACGCGGGCGGTGGCCGTGGGGGCGGTGGCACCCTCGAGCGCCACGTTCTGCCCGGCGTTGCGCCCGTCGCTGGTCTGCCACTCGAACTCGGTCGAGGTGGTCTGGCGTCCCCCGGTCAGCCCACCGATGGCGGTGAGCAGAGGGGTCTCGCTCGGCGTGATCGAGATGAGCTCGCCGGTGTAGTTGGGGAGGTTGTACGTGGTACCGAGGCCGGTGATCCCGGACATGGCGGTCTCCTTCTTGGAGGTGTGTGGGGTTGAACGGCCCCGGGATCGGGGTCGGTACTACGAGCCCGCGAGTGCCGCGAGCTTCTGGTTGTTGAGCGAGATGGCCAGATCGATGTTCCCGCCCTTGCGCGCGGCTGCGATCTGGTCGTCGAGGCTCTTCTCTGCGGGCGTGCCGCCCTGTGGCCCACCATCGGCCGACCCATGGGAGGGCCTCGTGAGGTCCGCGTACTTCTTGGCGTGCGCGGCCACCTTGTCGGTGTCCACCTCGCCCTGGTCGTCGAGGAACCGGGACAGATCCAGGTCCTCGACGATGTCCCTGGGGACGCCGGCGGCCTTGAGCTCGGCGGCTGCGAGCTTGGCGCCGAACTCGGTCCGGGCTTCGGCCCTGGCGGCCTCCCGGGCGTCCTCGACGGCCTTCTCCTGGTCGCTCAGGCCGGCCTTGCGGAGCTTGTCGAGCTCCGCGGCGTTGACCTTGGCCTGCTTCTCGTGCTTGCGGGCGAGCGCCTTCCACTTCGTGGCTTCCTGGTCGCCCGCACCATCGGATCCCGTGCCGGTGTCACCCTCGGCGCCGTCGGTGCCGGTGTCGGCTCCGTCGGCGCCCTCGGCGCCACCGCCTTCGGTGCCGGTGTCATCACCGGTGCCGGCGTCGGCCCCGTCGCCCTCATCGGTCGCGGCGCCGGCCACTCGGACGGCGAGGGTGCCGTCCGGGAGGAAGTAGCGCCCCACCACTGGGGAGTGGAGGAGGTCGAGGGGTGAAGCGGGGGCAGGGTCGCGGTGCATTGGTTGGGTCTCCCATGTCGGGTGGTGGTGCCCCATGTCGGGGCGGGGAACTACCGGGCGAGCTGGTGGGTGCCGGTGGTGAGCTGGCGGATCCGTTCAGCCGATCGCTCGGCCCGGGTCTCCCACTCCTGCTCGCGGATCGACAGCCGTTCCCGGCGAAGCGGGTCGGTCTCGGTCAGGATCCCGTCGCGTGCCTCGGCCTGGCGGCGTCGGGCGGTGCGTTCGGACTGGCGGAGCTTGCCCAGCTGCTTGTACTTGCGGACCTCGACATCGCCGCCGGCGGCATCGATGAGCTTCCGGTTGTGCTCGGCGACCGCCTCGACCGGTTGCGGGAGGCAGTCGCAACGTGAATGGCCGAAGGTGGCCGAGGCGGCGGAGGGGAACACGGCCGAAGCGAGCGAGAGGCACCACCTGCAGGAGGTCCCGGACACTCGTCGTTGCCACTTCGTGCGGGGTGGTGCGGCGTCCGCGAGCGCTTCGCGGGCGGACCTGTACGCGATGTCGTGGCCGAGGTCGTCGACCACCTGGCGGGCGGCGTCGGTGGCCTCGGTGAACGTTGCTCCGTTGGCCATGAGCCGGCCGATCCGGTCAGAGGGGTCCCACAGCCGTGCGGCGGCGTCGGCGGGGATGAGCTCGGAGGCGGTGCCGACTTGGCCGGGGAACGTGGCCTCGAGGTAGGCGGTCGAGAGATCGATGCTCACCCGGGCGGAGGCTTCGATCAGGGGGCGTGTGATTCGGTGGAAGTCGTCGAGCTCGGCCTGGCCCCACGGTGCGAGGGTGTCCCAGATGGCGAGGACACGTCGTCGGGTCTCGCCGGCGAGGGCGTCGACCTGGGCGGCGAAGGTGTCGGAGACGGCCTCAGGGGGCACCGGGCGCCTCGGTGGCCGCAGCCGCGTTGGTCAGCGGCGTGGCGGCTTCTGGGCCAAGGCGGAGACCGTCGGCGATGGCTTCGATCTTCCACCGGTAGGCCTCGGCCTGGTCGACGCCGGGGAACATCGCGAACGTGGCCTGCTTGGGGGCGCCGAGCGCGTTCGCCTGCACGGCGAGGTTCGCTTGTTCGGTGGCCGTGCGCCGGTCGAACTCTCCCCACGCCACGGTGATCGCCGGGTCGGCGGCCTTCTCGTTGCCCTCGATGAACAGGGCGAGGCGCATCACCTCGGACCACGTCTCGCCGAACGCCCGCGAGTGCACCTTGAGCTTGTCGGACTGGATCCCTTCGATCCGGGCCATCATGTCGGCGGCCACGTTCATCATCTCGCCGAGCGCAAACGCGTAGGGCGGGGTCCCGGAGCTCGTCGCCACGATGTTGATCCAGAACTCGAGCACATCGAGGAACGGCCGGAAGTCGGCTTGCGCGAACTCGCCCACCTTGGGGACCGTGCCGTCCTCGTTGTTGAACACCATCAGCCGGGAGGCCCCGGCCCGGATCATCTCGGCCGTGTCGGGCTTCCCGTCGTCCAGCGTCGGGTAGTCCCAGTCGGTCGCCCATCGCTGCCGGTACGCCTGGTTCTCCAGCGTGATCAGCATGTCCATCACGGTGGCGTTGAGCTTGCGCTGCTCGTTGATCTGGCCGGCGAACTCGGGGACTCCGCCACCGAAGCGGGAGGCCTTGAGCGGGGCGTTCGCCCGGGCCTCGAGCATCGGGACCACGCCGAACGGGTTCGGGAGGGGCCATGCTTCGCCGGGCACCTCGCGTGGCTTCCATGACTGCTGGCCGACTGCGACTGCGGGGACGATGGGGTCGGATCCGACGTGCACTGTTGCGGTGACCGCTGGGGCGGCTCCGGGGGCCTGGTACTTGTAGATCTCGGTCGGGGTGTAGAGGGTGGCGCAGAGGCGGTCGTCGTCGTCCACCCACCGCTTGAGAGCGGCGCGACGGCGGCGGCGCGAGCCGGCTTCGTAGGCGATGATCACCTGTGACGGGTCCTCGACGGTGATCTCCGCGAGCCCGTCGGGTCCGACCCACACCAGCACGGGGGCGGATCCGCAGCGGAGGGCGGCGGCCTGGGTGAGATCGGAGTCGCCGTCGAGGTGGTTCCGGCGCCAGATGTCCCACGCCTGGGTATCGGTGGAGGTCGGAGAAGCGGAGAACCGGAACCCTTCGACGTTGAGGCGGGCGGCCGGGACCTTGACGACCGGGGCGAGCACGTTGGTCACCGAGAGCTTGGCCATCGCCGTGAAAGAGGCCCGCGCCGCCAGGTCCACGGCAGCGGCGGTGTTGTTCGGAGGGTCGGGGATCGGGTGATCACCGGAGAACCACGCGTCGGCTGCGGCCACGGCCTTCGCCCGAGCGTCGAGCGCCTCAGAGAGATGCACCACCAGGTCGATCGGTTCCATGGTGCGCCCTCCTCTCATCGGTCAGATGAACACGGCCCGCTTGCGCTTCCCGCGCTTGAGGGCCCCGGACGCGATGGCGTCACCGGCGGCCTCGTGGGCCAACAGGCCCGCCATGCGGGCATCGATCTTGAGCGGCGACTTCGGGGCCTTCTTCTGGATCGTCCAGAGGAACCGCCCCTCGTCGTCGCGGATCATGGTCTGGCGCTTCTGCGCGTTGAGGTGGTGGGCGGCCAACGTCGGGTCGCCGTCGTGGGTCATGGCGCCGGCGGCGAGCTTCTGGTCGAACGCCCGGACGCAATGGGCCATCGGACGCTGGCGGTTGGTCCACCACTTCTTGACCGGGCCGAAGGCGCCGGCCCAGCGGTCGACCTCGTCTTCCCAGTACGGCGGATCGCAGTAGGCGAGCGACACCTTCCACCGGTCGAAGGTCATCTCCATGGCCTCGTTCACGTCGACCCCGGGAACTTCCCAGTCGTCGTCGTCGAGCTCAGGCGGCTTCTCCCACGTGGCGATGTGGAACTCGTGCGAGTCCTCGAGGCGGACGCCGATGAGACCGGTGGAGTCGTGGAAGCGGGCGCCGTCGAAGCCGATGGCAATCAGGTCGCCGTCGGGTGGGGTGGTCAGGCCTTCGGGGTGGATGCGGGCGGCCCACGTCTCGGCGTCCCACGCGGCGTCGGCGCCGGCCCAGGTCTCGTTGAGGTAGAAGCGCCGGGAGTCGGCCTCGGTGTTGTTCGGGTCGCGGATCTCCTCGATGATCCGCTCGATGTCGACCCACGGTGAGTCGCGGTACACGATCTTGAGCGACCGTCGCAGCATGCGCGTGTCCGAGAGGGAGACCACGTGCGGGGCCTGCGGCTTGCGCTGGTAGATGCCTTCGGCTCGGGCGGCGACGGCCTCGTCCGTGGCCTGGGCGACGGACTGGATCGACGGGTCGTAGTTGTTGGTCGTCTCGAGGCCGAACCCGTCCATCTTGCCGAGGTTCCGGTCGATGGTTCGGGAGAGCTTGACCCCACCGTTGCTCGGGGTCCAGAGGTGGGTCTCGTCCTTCACGGCAGCGGTGATCGGTTGGCCCTCACGGGCACCGGCCGAGGCGGTCACCTTGTCGATCCGGGCCCGGTGGTTCGATCGGCGGACGGTGCGGGTGTCGCCCACGTCGAGGCCGAGCTCGTCGGCGGCGCGGCCGTCGTGCTCGGTCAGGAGCTCCTGCAGGGCGCCGTAGGTGTTGTCGGTCTGATCGAGCGAGACAGCGGCGATCTGCACCCATGGGGTCGGCTTCGTGCGGGGCCGGCCGACCGGCTCGCCGTCAGCGTCCCACCCGTCGAACACGACCTCGAGCTCGAGCTCTGCGATCGCGAACATGGCGGCCTCCGGCGACTTGCCGGTGCCCTTGCTGCCCATGAGCTGACCGCGCCGGTAGATCCGGCGGCCGGTCTCGGGGTGGATCCTGTAGGCGTGCACGAGCGTCCGGCGCTGCTCGTCGGTGCGCAGCATCCAGGGGAACACCGCGTCGAGGTGCTCGGCGATCGCGTGGCCGAGCGATGGGAACAGGTCGTCGAGGTACGGGGACCCGGCGACCGGTCCGCGCCACGGCATCAGGCCACGGTCAGGCGGCGAGCCTTCGAGCGCTGGCTCTTGGGGCGCTGGGCACCGATGGGCTTCTGCTCCTCACCGTCAACGATCTTCCACCGCAGAGCGGCCAGGCCCTTCGGGGTCAGGCCGAGCCGGTCGTCGAGCTCGCGCATCTCGCGCGCCACTGAGAGCCGGCCGCCGGCGAGCGCCTTCATCTTGCGGAGCATCCGCTCGAGGCGCTTCACGGCCTCGTCCTCGTCGTCGTAGCCGAGGAGCTCGGCCAGGTCGACGCCTACCTCGAGGGCGTCCAGGTCGTCCTCGAGCTGAGCGCGCCGGGCGACCATGAACAGGGAACCGTCATCCCATGCTGCGGCTTGCGGGGTGCGCCACGCCCACCCCCACCAGTCGGCGCCCTTCGGTCCGAGGTCGTAGAGCGCCGGGGGATCCGGGACCGGGCCGGGTCGACCGGTCGCCGGGAGGTTCGTGGTCGGGATGGTCGGCTTGTTGCGGCGGAGCGCCGTGCCGGTCGGGAGGGGTCCACGTGCTGCCATGTCGGCGGCCTCCGGAGGGTTCGTGACCGGGCGCCATGTCGGCTGTCCGGTCGGTGATCTCGGGCGCCTCTCCGGTCCGGTAACCCGTACACACTCCGAGCGCCT